CCAATATCCTAGTTCAATTGAATTTCATGATGAAGTTATGGTCGATAATAAACAATCATTTGTAAGAATGTTGTTTGATGATCACTGGCCAAAACTTCAAACATCGTACAGGCATTTATATAGAGAAGAAACTAGTTTTGGGTGCTGGCCACAACAAGTAATTGATAGAGCAATGATATATCCTACGTCAGCAAAATATTATGTTTGCGATGATGATAGTACTGCGGTTTGTAATATTAATCCATTTAATACAAGTAAAAATGATTTAACTATTTTAGATGCTTTATTAATTAATAGGACACAAGATTCATCAGCTCTAATATTGTTAGATAGCACTGCAGTCATTGATCCTATTTTAATTGATTCAACTTCATCTGAACCTTCAAAACTGACTGTTAATTTTACAAAACTTTCAAATTTATCAAAATTAGTTTATGTATTTTTAGAGTATTCGATATATAAAACTTTTGATCATTATAATAATGAAGTATTGATATCTGATAAACATCAACCCCTTGAATCATGTTATGAGGGATATGTCATGGAAAAAATATTCAGATATGTTTCTGAACGTGGTAGGTAAGGAGATTAAATAATGTTTAAAATTGATGACTTTTTTAATATTCTCAAATATTTAAAAGGTGAGACAGTCTCTGATAGTGTTCTGGATCCTAAATTTAAAGTAATAGCTGATTCAGAACAAGGTGTTTCATCAAATTATTTTGAGAAAGTATTAGATCAGCTTGCCCATAATTCGGATGATTATAAAAGATTAAGACGTTTTATGGTTGATTGGTATTCTTCTCATCGTTCTCTTGCCACAGTTGGTAAACAAGCAAATGATGTGTTTGCTTTACCAGATGAAGATGTTCATGAATTAATTCGAAGTTATGGGTTTAATTATCCAACCGATGTTTTAAAATATTTTACAAATAAACGAAATTTCTTTTTAGATTTAGTTAACCTTTATAAAGTCAAAGGTACTCCTGAATCAATTATTAAAGTCTTAACTTATTATGGTTTTGGTGAAATTGATCTTGGTGAGTATTGGTTACAAAAAGATGCATTAGGTGATTTAGTATTTCAAGGTAAGTTAGTAACTGGAACAGGATCAATTATTTTAGATAAGTTTGGTGATCCAATTCCATATAATACAATGACCGAAAGAGATCCTCATTGGTTCATGAAACTTGCTCAAGCTCAAGAAGCAATTGATAGAGGTAAATTTGGTTTACCAACTAAGTCTCCTTATTTTGCTCTAAGACCTAAATATGATATGGCTGCAATTGATAAGGTATTTGCAAATGTCATTTGGAAATATAAAAATGATTATGCAATTTGGGATGCAGGGGGAACTTTACCAAAAGATATCAAAATTCGTGAATTGAATTATATGGTATCATTTTTAGAATTATATACTGCTATGGTATATACTTTTAATGAGCATTATCAAAGACAGCATGGATCAACTGATCCAATGATTGTTGGTTATGATGGGACAGCAACAACCTTTGCTGAAATTAATGATGAATATGATAGCATAATTATTAATCCAACAACAAGAGATGAAAAGAAATTATATACTGATAAATATTTTGAAGATTTTACAACTCCAAGAGATACTCATCCTCTTGAATGGGTAGGTAATGCAGCAACTCTATTGCAACAATTAAATCCTGATTTGAAAGCAAGACTTGATGGATTCCTTTCAACTGGGCGTGGTCTTGAACCTCTTGGCGCATTAATGAGAGAGTTTGATTATTGGGTTCAATTGCATATTAGTGCAGGAGCTCCATTCCTTTCATTGATTGTCTTAGGACTTGAATCTGATATTATTCAGGATGTTAAACAGTTGGTTGATTTTTTCAAACCTTATAGAGCAAGAATGGCATCAGTTGAAATATTATATGTAAATAAGAATCCATTACTTGATTCAATTAGACTTGATGATTTATTGATGGAACATCCTACTTTATATTTTGATGATTATATTAACTGGGGCAAACCTTGTTGTACAGATCCAGAACTTCAATGTCCTGATCTTTCAGATGATTCATATTACAATAGAGATACTTATGATTGTGGATCATATTTTGATATTGGAGCTTCATTTGATAAAAGAGATTGCTTTATTTATGTTAGAGATGAAATTGATGATTCAAGATTGGTATGCCGTAAAGGATGGGATGCTAATCAAGATGCTGGTTATCACCTCGACTCAAGTGCTAATATTGATTATGTTTGGGTTGATGGAGGTTGGTCAGATTATGATGAATCAGGAATATATGATTGTCTAACAACAATGGAAAATGTTCAAATACATATTATTGATACGCCGTCGCCCGTCCCTCCTTGATAGGTGGAATGCCCTTGCCAGGCAAAAAATAAACGAGAGATTGTAATATATCTCTCGTTTATTTTTCGTATTCTAATCAAATATTTAGCTATTATATTTGATTAACCTTTCATGAGTTGTGTCTTTGGAACCATTTTTCTTTTAAATAAATTTGAAAGATTTAATGGTTTTTCTTTAACTGCAGTTAACATTTCAGACATTGTCATATGCATACTTGTCACGACTTGATTTAAATCAAGAACTTGTCTCTCCAAATTTTCGATTTTATTTAACATTTGCTTTTCCCCATATGTTACTCTGAGGCACTTCTTCTGGATTTGTTTAATTTCTTTACTTGGTTCTGAAACCTTAACAACCTTGGGAGTTACCTTCTTAGGTTTCTTTGTTGAATTAACACTTGCAACCCGATACCATCCACGTTTAATTCTTTCAAGAAATCCCCTTCCATGGAGATATCGAATATAATAACGTGCTGTGTGATGTTTACAAACACTATGTCTTATAAGATGATCAAGAGCACTTTTTGCTTTAAATGAATCATTATCACCCAATGCTGCTGGAGCTGTAGGACTTAAAGTTTTTGCAAATGTTACATATTCTTGAATACTAATGGCAACTGCAGCTTCTTTTTTAATAAGCACATTACCAATCGGCATATTTTTTGATACTCGTTTAACCGGTTTTGAAATCAATGAATCAATTATGCCCATCATTTCTTTGCTGTCAGGGTTAAGTGTATATTCATTCCCTACTTTATTAACAGCTCTACGATTCAAATGACCAGACAAATGTAAAATCTTAATATAAGATCTTGATTTATGTCTGTTAATACCCAATTCTTCACAGAACAATACAAAATTCAATGGTTCAAACCAAGCATCATTTTTCTTGGTTTTCTTTGCTCTGGTATCGAGCATCTGAATCATTAATTTTGCCATTTCTAATTCTGTTTTAGTCATGGGTTTAAAATTAGGTTTCTCCATTCAATTCTCCTTAATTATAATTTACATTCCCTGCACAACTCCTTTATATCTTCGTAGCAACAATTGCTACGCTCAACTCTACTGATAAACATATTCTTGCATTGAGGACACTCCCCAAAATTATAAAAAGATTCTTTCCCTTCAAAATCTTTTTTATAACAACCTCACTTATCATCTAACACTAATTCTCCAATTGAATCCCAACATGCTGGTATCCTTTGTTGAGCATCAAATTCTTCTCTTGTTAAATTTGCACAAGTTGGAGTATCAGATGTGCAATATAAATTACACCGATTATTTTCAATTGGTTGTTTTAATAACTCAATTTCATTTATTAATAAATCAGAATCAGATTTTTTCGATTTCCAATCAAATGACATAATGGTTCTCCAATTATAAATTAATATATATAGTTAGTTGATTTATCTTTTATTTAGAACAAAATTTAAATGGGTTCATATTATCTTAAATACAGACTTTAAACACTCAGAATCTTAGTCTGTGGTTCTAGAGGAGATATTATGATGGTTTATCAAAATAAACTTGTAGTCGTTGTAAAATGTAACGGTCGTGTTCTTATAGAACAAGGCGAATTTGTAACTCTTCCTTTTGGTTCCGAGTATTCACTCTTATTCAAGAACCTAAATTCACAAAGATGCGTCATTGAAGTTGAGATTGATGGTGTCGATGTTCTAGATGGAAATCAAATTGTTATTTCTGCTAATTCTGAAAATGAAATCAAAGGGTTTATGAAAGGAAGCAATGTAACTAATGCGTTCAAATTCATTCAAAAAACTCAAGAAATTGCAGATCATCGTGGAGATAAAATTGATGATGGGTTTATTCGAATTTCTTATCAATTCGAAGAAGTCGTTCAAACATTTTATCGAAACACAATTATTCATGATCATCACCACGTTGATCATCACCACAATATTTTTCATACTTCAACTCCTGTGTATGGTACTTGTAGAGAAATTACTGGTCAATCAGTTGGCTCATCACAACTCTCTCATGAACCTCGTGCAACTGCTGAAAGTTCAGTTGTTATGGATAGCTTAGATGCAAGTTATGAATTGCCTGATATCAGTCTTGATGAAGGTGTAACTGTAAAAGGTTCAGAGCAAGAGCAAAAGTTTAAATCAACTTCAGTTGGTTCATTAACTTCAGTTGAAACTCTTATAATTAGACTTAAAGGAACAACTTCAAAGGGTAAAGTTCATACCCCAATTACAATCCAAACAAAATTGATTTGTGAAACTTGTGGCAAATCTTCAAAATCTTCAATCAAATTTTGTCCAGATTGTGGAACTTTTTTTAGTTAATTAATGAAGATGATATGAACCCATTTCATATAATTATATTTTCTTCTTTATGTCTTCCTTTTAATGTTTCAATTATTTGCTTATAATCAAATTCAATATTTTCAAAATTAAGTTTATAAGTTTTAATAACTTTATGTGTATTAGTATGGTTAACAGAAGCTATTTTTCCAGTTTTATATAAAATGTATATAATATATTTCTGTTTATATTCAGCATGCAAACTATATATCATTTTACAATTTATACATCTAATATGAATTAGAGGTTTTATTCCAATCTTAAGACTTATCTCAGATATATTAAATTTATCATATCCACAAAATAAACACTTTTTATGTTCATTAAAGTAATTCATCATATTTGTTCCATATATATGTTTGAATTTAACTTTATCACAAAACTTATTACAAGTCATCATTATAATACAATCAGTACATGGGAATAAATTAATCATAATTTCCTTTTAATTACGTGTAATAATTGTTTCGATGAAATTGGATGAAGTATATTATCAACAGTTGTTCTTTCTGATCCTTTACCTAATCTGACAATTGCAAAGAAATATTGAGGCATCTTATCTTTATCATATCCAATATACCATGTCCAAACTGATGTTTTTGCAGTTCCAACATCTCTTTTATCAGTTCTAAAATTAGCTCGACAATTTTTACATTTGAAAATTGCTGTATGATTCGCATAATACCATAACCAATCAATGTGTCCACAATCAGGACATCTCCCACTTCTAATAAAATTATCATAATTTAATGATATCCTATCACAATCATCTTCACACGTCATACTTATTATACAATTCTCGCAGGGATAACTCATGTTCTCTCCAATCCAAACTTAAATACTTTCATAAGTTTGCTCCCTCTCATTAAGAGTGGTTCATTATAATCATCTTTTAATGTCTTCTTTGGTGACCACCAATGTGGACCTTCATCAATATTTTGATCTAGTTCAAGTTTTCCCATTCTAACCATTCCATATTTTTCTTTTTTAAGATGACCTCGCCAAAACTCTAATTGAGTTAAGAATATGCTTCTACAATTAGGACATTTAATATGAAAATGGTCATAAAATATTTTATTATCAAATCTGCTTTGATAATCATTATCATTTTTAATAGGAGTATAAATTTCAAAATATGGATGACCACAATCAAAACATCTTTTAAGTTTTTGAAATTTTTGAAGTGTGACCTTTGAAGAATATTCAATTATTTTATAGCAATGTTCATGACAAGTCATTGCCACAATGCATAGTTTACATGGAAATGCCATTATCCCTCTCTACGTTTATGAAGTAATTCATATGCTACATTTTTACCATCAATGTCTGGACCTATTTCATTATTAAGATGTGAATATCTCAATCTTATAATAATTGGAGCATATTCTAATTTACCCATCACTTTTATAAATTTAAGATGAAATACTTTATTACAATCTAAACATTTAAAAGCGAATATTTCCACAGCATCATATATTGGATATACTCTTTGAAATTTATCATGCCCACAATCAGGACAATGTTCAAATAATGTTATATATTGATATAAACCTTTTTCTGGAACTCTATCACAATAATCTGCACATTGAAGTTTAACAATACAATTTTTACATGGAAATTTCATTTAATCTCCTTAGTCACAAAATTTTTCATATATAATTGATCCAGGATATCTATCGCTATTCGTATAATTTTTAGTTGGACCTCTTGTTAATGATGCGGGTTTTCTTGTAAATGGTGTACTTATTGGTTTTACTCCAATTAATTCAACACAACAATCAATACACTCAATAATTAAATGCTCGTTACCTTCATAAAATATATAAAATGTGGGACTTCCACAATAAGGACAAACATGATCTTTAAAAAATACATCAATTAAATCTACATTTTGTATTACTCTATCACATATTGTTACGCATTGAATTTTAATAATACAATATTTACATGGGTATTTAGATATGTTTAAATTTAGTGATGATTTCATCAACTACCTCCGTTCCATAATATTGTTTAGCATTAACTTCAAAATTGTGATATGGACATCTTTCTAATGTTATCATTTTTTTAGTAAATTCTTTATTTCCCGCTCTTATTCCCCTTACATCAATTAAAGCTCCAGAAATAAATTCTCTATTACAACCTAAACATTTAATGGTTAATGTTTTTCCAGAATAAAATTTATTAAACATATTCCAACCACAATCAGGACATCTTTTATAATGTTTTAATAATTTAAATATAATATCCTTGTTTAATTCAAGTCTTATACAAGGATCAACACATTGAAGTTTAACAATACAACTTTCGCATGGGTATTCAATCATTCTTTATCCTCACTTATATAAGTAATTATTGATTGTCTAATTTGATCTCCAGTTTGAACTTCAATACTATTTTTAAATGATAATTTCTCATATGTAAAATGTCGAAAATAGTTTCTTGTTAATCCTAGTTTCATTGATTTTGGATTAGAATAAAATTTAAATTTAAAATGTGCATGACATTCATGGCATATAAAATCAAACTTTGTACTTACCTTAGATGAGGTATCAAATACAGAATGACCACAATCGGGACAAACTGGCCAAGCTATAAAATCGACAAATAATTCGTTATATTCTTCTGCTTCAGTATATCTAAAACAATATGTGTTACAACTCATTTTTATAATGCAATCTTTACATGGATATTTCTTCATATGTAATGCTCCTAATCATCTAAATAATCCCATTTATAATTTTTCAATACTTCATTTATAAATTTAGGAACTTTATTCCATTCAAAAACATCCCATTCCTTTATAAATATTTTAAAACATCGACTTTTACCTTGCCGCATTGAAAGAAATGATTTATGAAATGGTTCTTTATCACGATCAATCCCAAAAGCAGGCATAAATTTAAAAACAGAATAACAATTAACACATAATATTTCTGGAAGTTCATCTCCAGATACTTCGCTAATATCAGAATCTACATGAAATTTAATTCCACCACAATCTGGACAATTATTATAATCGTTAAAATGTTTAACTATGTTATCTTCATCAATTTCTAACTGAGGACATTCAATTTCATTACATGTCATATTTACAATGCAATTTTTACATGGGTATTTTTTCATATTATTATCCTAAAAAGAGATTAGTTGGTTTGTTATCATCAATTAATATATATAGACTTGTGTTTTATATTTGAGAAACTAAAACTTATGTTAATTCAGAACAAATATTAAACCTTAATATAAATTTCAGAGGGAATTTAATAATGAAAGAAAATAAAAAATTGCTAGAGTCAGAAAAAGACTTAATCGTCAAGATTGAAGACATTTATGGCGATGCCTGTCTTATGGACAGAATGCAGGGTAACGAACGTGCGGATAAAGATCGAAAAAACCCTCAAGGTTACGTTGAAATTTTTGAATGTCTAGATGAACACAAAGCTCAATTAGTTGGAAAACACAATTTAGTTGTTTATTTAGGACGACAATGGTTGGCAGTAAGAGCATTAAGAACCGCAAATGGAAACATCACAGCAACATATGATGAATTTATCACATGGTTTGGAGTAGGAGATGGAGGAACATTACCTGGAGATCCTTTTGATCCTGTTTCACCAGCAAATGAAAATACTGATTTAAATAATGCAGTCAGTATTAATGCAACTGATGCAACATGTGCGGACTTTTATGATGGAGCATTTCACAAACATCCTTTTGATAATATTCAATATGAGCAAGACCCTGAAAATTCAAATGCATGGTTACTTGGTCGAGTTGTTACAACATTAGGATCTGATGATGCGAATGGTCATCATATTAGTGAAGCTGGTTTATTTACTGCTGAGAGTGGCGCCGGAGGTTATACGGGTCCATTCCACTTATTCAGTCGGGTAACATTCCCGACAATTGTAAAAAATACGAATAGGCAATTAATTTTCGTCTGGTATTTATATTTTTAAATTATATTATAGTGAGTTTAAAATTATTGAAGAAAAAATTACTAAGGAAACTTTAGAGAATTTAGAGACAGAATGGGGATTGTTATTATTATAGAAACTGGATTATTATAGACAAATTATTTAATTTTCAAATCGGAGGATCAATTTATGGCAACAAATATTTCCCCAGGTGTCTATACGAAGATTATTGATCTTTCTGCTTATGTACAAGCTGTGCCTAGCACAATTGGTTGTATTTGTACTTTAGTTCCCAAGGGCGAAGATAACGTTCTTAAATTTTTGGGATCAAGAGCAGAATTAGTATCAGAGTATGGCGAACCAAACATTACCGATTACGGTAAAGGATACGGTCAAGGACAGTATTTTTCATACAACTTCCTTGGCGAATCAGGCGCTCTTTATTACATGAGATGTCTCCCAGATGATGCTGCATATTCAAATATCAGAATCGACGGAGTTATGGCTGCTGTTGACGCAACTGCCTCAGTTCAATTGACTTATGTAGAGAGTATTAATACACAAGCAGAACTTCAAACAAACCTTGAACAATCAGGCGATACTTATCCTCTTGGATTTCTTTATCCCATTGGAAGAGGTCAGTATTACAATCAATTAGGAGTCAGATTTACTGAAGTTGCTAATCCAATGATTAGTGATGTTTATGTAATGGACATTTATGAAAAACAATCAGATGGTGATGATCAAATTATCGAATCATTTGAAGTTTCATTTAATCCTAAAGCTGTTGATGGTGCAGGTTCTTCTATTTTTATCACTGAAATTCTTAAACTTTATTCTCAAGTTTTAAGATTCGAAATGACATTAGTCTCTGAAGCATATACTTCAGGTTACGATTTAATGGCAAGAGTTTTTGATAAAAATATTGGTCTTACAACTGCAGATATTTCAGCTGGTTCAGCAGAGATTGCTGATAACAAACAGGACTTTACTGATTGGCAAAAGAATCCTGCTACTGGAAATTCAAATTACATGATCATTGTTAAAGATGGTAAAGGTAATGAAATTTCAGGTTGGGTTGGACTTGCTGCAGGTCTTGATGGTGAAGTTGCTGAAATTTATGATGGACGTGATTTAGATACAGCAACAAGAAATTGGAATGGCGATCTTGCTAATTTTGATGTTAATTCAGAAATGAGTTATACAATCAAAAGATCAAATCCAAGTGTTGCGAGTGCATATACTGACTCTGAACCATTCCCAATGAGAAAAGGTTCTGATGGATCACTTCTTGATGCAGCAGGAGATCTTGATGTTACTATTGCAACTCAACTTTTAGCTCAAGGTTATGCTGGACTTATCAGCGAAGATATTCTTGATGTTGAGAATTATTATTTCACTTGTGTATTTGATGGTGGTTATCCAACTGATGTTAAGACTCAAATCAGTACATTAGTACAAACAAGACGTGATTGTGTTACAGTCATGGATAATGGAGATAACCCAACATTTAATGCTGCAATTCAGCAAAGACTCTACAATCATACATTCAATAATTATTTTACTGCATTGTATGAAGAGTATAATAAGATTTATGACCCATTTACTGGTCAAGACGTTTGGGTATCACCATTGTATCACATTTCTTATCTATTGCCTCGCAATGATAACGTAGCAGAGATATGGTGGGCAGTTGCAGGGTTTACCCGAGGTGCAATTGATATCATTAAAGAATTAAGGTATAATCCTAAACAAGGTCAGAGAGATCAAATGTATCTCAAACAACTTAACCCAATTGTAAGATTTAATCAGGGTTATGTGGTATGGGGTCAATTGACATCTCAGGCGAAACCAAGTGCATTACAAGATCTTAATATTGTTAGACTCGTTCTTTATATTAAGAGAGCACTTGAACAATTCTGCCGTTTCTTCATCTTTGAACTAAATGATGATATCACTTGGTCAAAAGTTGCTGGCGAAATTGTTGAATTCCTTGAGCAAATCAAACAGGCAAGAGGTCTTTATAATTATAGCGTTGATGTTGCCGCTACTGAATATGAAAAGAAAAGAAAGACTTTTCATGTTGATTGTATTCTTGAACCAACCAGAGTTGTTGAAAAGATTGAACTCAACTTCTTTATCAAGTAATAGAGTTTAGGCACCGCCAGCAGTCGCTACCTGGCACGGACCATTCCCTTGAATGAGATGTAGTGAACCTCATTCAAGGGATTTTTTTCGTACTATTGCTAATCCCTATCAGTAATTAGAACATATATGTGAGCCATTAATTTAAAATGAAACTCGAAGACCGTTTATTAACTTAACAAAAAGTAGGAGGAATTATTATGTCCGAATTAGGCGAAAAGTATGATGCAGTAATTACAGGATTGAGAGAAACATTTGAA